ATGGATTCGCCGTCATCGCGGTGACTGGGAAGGCGTGCCACAGAATCAGGATCAGGACAACGAGGACTTCCCAGGTCCAGGCGCTGTTGCTGGCTTCCTTTGGGGTGTGGAAACAACTGACCGCGAAGCAACTGATCGCGTACTCTCGTGGGCAGATGCTTTGATCGCAGCTGAAGATAGGGAGATCATTGATATGAAAGAGAAAGAAACTCGCTCACTTCCGATTGGCGAGTACCGTCTTGCCGAGGCTGATGCCGACGGTCAGCGCACCTTCAGCGGCTACGCTGCGATCTGGAACAGCGCGAGCGCTGGGCTGCCATTCGAGGAGCGCATTGCGCCAAGCGCCTTCAAGCGTTCACTGGCTCGCGCATCCGCAGGGCAGAAGATCATCTCCTTCCTGTTTGGTCATGACGAGACGCGCGCTCTGGCAACGACCGCGAGCGGCCGCCTTCAGTTGACCGAGGACGAGACTGGTCTGCGCGTTGAGGCGAAACTAGATCCAGCCGACCCAGACGCTGCCAAGGTCATCTCGATGCTGACGCACGAGAGCGCCGCTGCCGGTATGTCCTTCGGCTTCCAGAAGGTTCAGGATTCGTGGGATGGCAATCAGCGCACGATCAAGGAAGCCAACCTGTTCGAGGTGAGCATCCTTGCTGCCGGTGGTCAGACCCCTGCCTACCCTGCAACCCTTGGTCTCACGGCAATCCGCCAGGTCACTGCGCCAAAGATCGGCGTAGAGGCTGAGGCGTTGATGGCCACACTTGAGTCAGTCAAGGCTGGACGAGAACTGTCCACCGAGGAAGTGGCTGTCATTGATGCTGTCCGCTCGAAGCTCGCGCCAAAGCAGGAGAAGGTCATTGACCCATCCGTCGCTGCGGCAATGCTGGCGATTGTAGCGGCAGAAGGTGAAGCACTCTAGGTCTCGTGCCTGCGCCCCACCGCCCTGAGTAGGCGAGTCCGCGTTAGAGCAACCCACCGAGGAGAGCAAAGTAGATAGTCCGCCTATGTGCGGAGAAAGGAAGTGGACACTATGTCCGACTTCGCAAATCTCGCTGACAAGCGAGCACACCTCCTGACGGAGGCTCGCGGCATTGCCGTAGAGGCCGCCGATAAGGGCATCGCCCTCGAGGGCGAAGACAAGGCGCGCTTCGAGAAGCTCGTCGCAGAGGCTGGTACGCTTGCCGAGGCGATGAAGTCCGAGAAGAACGCTACGGAAGCACGCAAGGCTGCTGACGAGGCTCGCGCCGAGTTCGCCGCTGTTGTTGCTCCAACGGCTCCTAAGACCAAGACGGATTCCGAGCGCCTTCGCGCACTCGGTCTTGCCGGCGGTACGGAGATCTTTGAGCAGCGCGATGTGACCAAGAGCAGCAACCTGGGTGACCCTGTGTCAGTATTCCCACGAGTGAATGTCGTGGCTGCGCAGATCAACCCATTCATCAACCCAGCAGTGGTTAATGTGATTCAGGTTGCAACTGGTAACGCAATCAAGTTCCCACGAGCCACGGCTCTTGGGACCGCGACTGCACCAGGCGAAGGTGGAACGATTGTTGAGAGCGACCCAACGATGGGTACTCTTCAGTTGACTCCTGCTGGCTACAAGATCCTCGTTCAGGTTTCCGAGGAACTTGTTGAAGACTCAGCCTTCTCACTCGCTGATTTCATCTCGGATGCCGCCGGTGGGGCTGTGGCGGTAGCACATGGAGCCGCCGCTGGTACCGCTGTTGTTGGTGCTTCAACCCTTGGCGTAACTGGTGCGACTTTCGTGCCTACATATGCCGAGCTGAACTCGCTCCAGTACAGCGTTCGTCAGCAATACAGGACGGCTCCTAAGGCTGGCTTCTTGATGTCCGATGCGACCCTTGGAACCATCCTTGGAATCACATCGTCCAGCGTTCCGCTCTTCCAGCCAGGTGGCCAGGGTGGCGTTGATCGCCTTCTTGGGAAGCCTGTCTACACTGCCGGCGGCATCGCCGACATTGGCGACAATAACAAGCCAATTCTCTTCGGAGATTTGGGGCAGATTGCGACTGCATTGGTGGGCGGAATCACCGTGAGCGTAAGTCGTGAGTACGCTTGGAATCTAGGTTTGGTGTCGTACAAGGTCGAGGTGCGCGGTGCAACTGGCCTTCTGCAGCCAGACGCAGTCAAGCACTACCTCTGCGCCTAATCCGTTAGGAGCAACGCGTAGTCAGTGGGGAAGGGGAGTCGCTTCGGCGGCTCCCCTGAACCGCAAGTAAGGAGATCAATGCTCGTTCGACTTTGCAAGCGACGCGGTGAATATCCGTCCGGCTCAATCGTTGACCTGCCACAGGCAGAGGCGGAGAGCCTGATTGGGTTTGGCTTGGCTGAGGCTGTTGCAGATGTCGACGCAGAGGCACCAACGCGGCTCGTAGAGCGCGCGAAAGTATCAAAGGGTATGAGGACTGCTACCATCTCGCAATCGGAGCCTGGCGTCGCTCCTGAAGGGGAATAATGCTGAGCAATGGGCAGGTCACGATTGGCACCACCGCAACCCTGATCACGACAGGTGTAGTCGGTGCTTCGTGGGTGAGCCTACATATGAGCGGCAACACAACTGTCTATTTGGGTGGTGCAGCCGTGACCACCTCCACCGGTATGGAACTGCACAAGGGAACCACCGTAACGATCTGGCTGCCAGAGGCTGACAAACTCTACGGCGTAGTAGCGTCATCAACGCAAGTCGTAACCTACCTACACACAGGAGGCCGCTAATGTCTTACGCAACACTCGCTGAGTTCAAGGCTGCTGTCGGCATTACCGACAGCACGGATGACACCGCGCTTCAGTCTGTGCTGGACGCAACCGACACGCTGATCGATCTCTACTGCGACCGCAAGACTGGCTTCGGCACTGCGTCGGAGACACGCTTCTACACGGCTGAGGACTACGAGTATGTGCTGACCGACGATCTCGTCAGCGTCACGACGCTCCAGACAGACGATGACGCGAACGGAACCTACGAGACCACCTGGACGAGCGGCACTGACTATGTGCTGGCTCCGCGCAATGCTGCGCTGGATGGCTTCCCTTACACCGAGATCGATACGAGCGTCACTTGGCCGCGCAACTTCCCCAAGGATGTCTATCTCGGCGTGAAGGTCGTTGGCGTGTTCGGCTTCCCATCGGTACCGGCTGCGGTCAAGCAGGCGGAGATCATTCAGGCTGGCGCTGTCTGGAACAGCCGCACCGCGCCATTCGGCGTGATCGGATCGGCTGACCTTGGCGGCATCCTGCGGATGAGCCGCGCTCTGCACCCAGAGGCTGCGCTGATCCTTGAGCCGTACCGCAAGCGCGGCGGCTTGGCACGATGACCGACCTGACCATCCTTGATGCCATTGCAGCTCGGCTGACGGCGCTCACGCCGCCGACTGGCTACGCGCTCCGCAAGGCATACGCCACGCCTCCTGAATCGCTGCCGGTCGTACCTGCGGCGATCCTCTTCCCAGGCGATGACTCAATCACCGTCGGCAACGGCAACCGCACCACGGTGCTCACGGTAGCGATTCGCGTTTACCTCCTGCCCATCCCACGGATGGATGACAAGTACCGCGACCTCTACACTTGGCGCGCTTGGCTCCGCACAGCCTTTGACGGAGCTGTGACGATTAGTGGAAATGCCGTTCAGGTAGCAGTCACTGCTACTACACTCGGCACAGATACATACGCCGATCAGGAATACCTGACCGTAGAAGCAACTGCGGAAGTCACGGTCTATGACACCGTGGCGTTCACCGCGTAGAGCAAGGAGATCGAGAGATGGCAACTTACGGCGCAAAGGCTCTGACGCGAATCGCTACTGCGTCGCAGGCCGCTTTCGGCACAGCAGCTTCAATGGGAACCGCCGTCGGCGAGATTCTCTTCAATGAGACTGTCGGCGCTCTTGACTTGGGCGTGACGGTTGATCTTGGCGAGACAATCTCAGTAGGCCGCCGCACCGCGATTCAGGCGAGCCAGCCAGTCATCACCGGACGCGCACCAGTCCTCACCATTGCTGAGGGTCCTGCATCGCTCCGCACTCTGCCACTTGTCCTTGACGCAATCGGCGCGAGCACCTCAGGCACGGCTTCGCCGTACTCGTGGACTTGGTCGCCAACTCAGACCGATGTCGACACGCTCGTGTTCTACTCGTTCCTTGTGACTGACGGCGTGCAGAAGTATCTCGTCCGAGATGCAGCGCCAACGGAGATCACCTTCTCAGCAGACGCAGCAGGCTTGCTCCAGATGGGCGCGACCTTTGCGGCAACCACGGTGACCAGCTCGGCACTCGCCTTCCCTAACGCGATCCCTGCCAATCCAATGATGCCTGGGCGCTTGATGAAGTTGAGCACCGACACCAACTTCCCAGACAAGACCGGCACAGGGGCGACCGACTTCGCGTCGATCTACAACTTCAATCTGTCAATCACGACAGGTGTGGGAATGATCACGGCGCTTGACGGCAGCCTGACGGCCGCAACCGCCGCGCTGACTGGCGTGCTTGATGCAACGCTCACCTTCACGGTAGCGAGCAACTCAGCAGCCACGACGAGCTTCCCAATCACCGACATCGCCACGCAGAAGTATCTGCGCCTGTACGGCACGACTGCCGATAACTTCGGCGTGTGGATTCTCGGCTCGTGGGAGATCGAGAACATCGTGCCGCTCTCGGCTGATAACGAGGGCGTTGTGGTCAATGAAGTGACCTGCCGCCTGGCATTCGATGTGACCTCAGGCAAGTCGCTTGAGATCATCGTGGATTCGCCACTGGCAACAGCGCCGTAAAGAGCAGCGCCTAGTGCGCTAGTAGGAGGGTCAATATGGACACCGTAAAGATTGCCTTGGAGGGTGAGTTCGCTGGATGGACGGCCGAGCTGCGAAAGCAAGTCTCGGCGCGCATCCTGCTTGACCTGGAGTCAGGCGACTCTAATCGATCGCTGGGCGCGTTTTCTAAACTGGTAGTCACGCACAACTTCAAGGGGCTTGATGGCAAGCCTTGCGACGATGTGCTGGATGCACCGGTAGATGCGCTGACGCAGACGCTTGAAGCGTGGGGCAAGGCGAACCAGCCAAACCCCAAGTAAGGCTCGCTGCCAAGCGGATGGCGATTGGACAAACAATCTCGCCTCCGCCAGAGATCATCTTCCACCTGTTGGGCGAGAAGTTCGGAATGTGGCCAGATGAGGTGGCGAGCCTACCGTTAGATCAGGTATTGCTGCACTGGATGATTCACGCAGAGATCCAGCCGAAAGGGAAATGATGCGAGCCGGAGTAGTCGTAGAAGGTCAGTTCGATAGCAACTACGACCAACTGCGACTGGGCTTCCTCAAGGGTTCCAACCCTACGGCGTTCAAGCGTCTCGCATCGTTCGCCACACTCAACGCTGCGCGCACACTCCAAAAGCCAATGCGAGACAAGGCACCAAAGGGGCAGACTGGCAAGCTCCGCAAGAAGGTGTTGGCGCGCAAGGCGCGGTTCAACAATCCTGCTGCGGTGGTCGGAATCAAGGGTGGGCGCAATGGCGTGTTCTACGGCTGGCTGGTGGTGGGTGGTACCGGCAACCGAAGAACAACCGTGAACGGCACCTTCGCAGTCAAGCCAGTGCAGAAGCGACCATTCGTAGATGAAGTGGTAAAGCAGCGCTCCAACATCGATCGAGCAGTAGAGTCATACAGTAAGACGGTGGCCGCGTTCTTCAACGACGAGCCGTTCCGCAACACCATCCTCAAGTTCAAGAGAGGTAACCAACGCTGATGGCTGGAAACCAGACCGCCAACTTTGTCGTCAAGGCTAAGGATCAGGCAAGTGGCCCACTTGGCAAGATCGGCACCTCAATGGGCAAGCTCCGCCGCACCGGCATCACTGCCTTCAAGGGCGTAGCTGCTGCTTCACTTGCTGCTGCCACGGCTCTTGCTGCGTTCGCCGCAGACGCGATCAAGGCGGCGATGGATGACGAGCGCCAGACGATCCTGCTCAACGCCGCCCTGCGTCAGCGTGGCTTTGACACTAGGGCGCTGAACAAGGCGATTCGTGAGCAGATCACCGCAATGGGCGCTCTTGGCATTAGCGACGAGCAGGTCCGCGCAGGGCTTGAGATGGGTTCGCGCTTCTTCAAGGATCAAGAGACCCTGCTCAAGGCAAACGCCATCGCCGCTGACATTGCCGCCGTCACCGGAACCGACCTAGCAGAAGTCATGATGACGATCGGTAAGGCTGCTCAGGGTCAGACACGCGGCCTCAAGGCGCTTGGCGTTGAGGTCAAGAAGGGCGCAACAATCCAAGACATTCTCAACGCATCAGCAGCGAAGTACAGCGGCATTGCTGAAGAGATTGCCAACTCGACAAGCGGCAAACTGGCGACAGGACAAGTGCGATTCAATGAGGCGATGGAGAACCTTGGCTACAAGTTGCTACCAGAAGTCAACAAGGTTCTCGACTGGCTAACCACCACAGGGCTCCCAGCCTTTGAGCAGTTCATTGCGAATGTTGGTCCGGTGTACCAGGCGTTTATTGATGAAGCGATTACTCCGCTTCTTGAAGCGCTTGGCAAGGTTGGAAAGATGCTTGGCACAGATATGGGTACTTGGGCTGCCGCTGCTGAACTTGCACTCTTGCCGTTGAAACTCCTTATCCAGACATTGACCGCAGGACTGAACCTGCTTGCAGAGGCTGGCAAGTTCTTTGGTATTGGTTCTGGCCAAGCAAAGTTTGACACCTTTGTCGCTGCTGGATCTGGCAGCGTCGGCACTTCATACGGCGCACCTGGAGCGGTCAGCTTCACAACCAATGTCAACATTGGCACGAAGAAGGTAGACACGGTAATCACCGACTCGATCAATAGGACGAACCCACGCGGCCGTAACGAATAATGGCGGCACCGTTCACGCTGATCGTCGCAGGGGTTACAGGCGCAGGAGCCGGTGGTGACCTGCTCACCTTCCCAGCTCCGAGCGCTACAACCACGCCGTATGTCGATCTTGGCAGTCTGTCGCTGACGC